GTGCTGGATAAAGTATGTCTCAGTCTGAGCATAAGATGCATTTAGAGACTGCTCAATACCTGTAGCTGTTTGCTGACCTATTTGTTGACCAAGTCGTTGTGGAGTAATACCAATTACTTCAAATGCCTGCTGTTTAAAATACTGAGCTAACTGAATACGAGACATCAAACGATTAGTCTGTTCTAGATCCAACTTCTGATAGTGCTGGAACGCTAATGGATTCTCTGTATTAGAAATAGTAGTATCTAATGGAAGCATTTGGAAGTTCTTCATAGCCACGTATGCTTTGGCTAAGTTGTTCTTTCCCCAGTCTTCCCCTAGTGAATGTCTTGGTAAAGCATTCTGATCTAGTAAGATAACAGTTCCTAATTCGTCTACAAGGATGTCAGCAATCTGGTTATTTACAATATTGTATCCAATCTGGAACGGCTTCATTAAGTCTACAAGAGATGTAGATCTCGTATTACGGTCAGAGAATACAGAACCTTCTACAGGTAACTTGCAACCATATAGAGAATCGTCTCCTTTAAATTGGAATTTTATTGGAGAAATCTGATTTTGATTGATACCTAAGTAAATAGGATTAATACCACCAGGGTTATTAGTTCCCCAGTATGTTGGATGGTTTGGTCCAATCTTTACTCCTCCCCATACTTCGTTAATCCAGATCCAATCAATGTGTTCTCCAAATAACAAGTTATCCTTAGACTTATTTTTAAATAGATCTGTATTATAAAGAGGTTTATCTGTAACCTTATACGATTCGTCTATGAGATCTGTAGTAACAACTCCCATATCGTCAATCTTAGTTAAATGCCCCACCTTACGTTGTGACTTCCAGTAAACTGTAGTTACACGAAGTAAGTTAGTCATACCCATGTCGAACCAGTCTTCGCTATCTGAAAGAATCCAGTTAACTATGTCTCCCCCGCGTAGGGTATTATCCCACATAGAAGTATACTGACGATATCCCAAAGAAGGCATATTAGTATTCCAATCGTGAGACTTAGTACCATCGTAATAGGTACCATCGTTTTGATAACCTTGAATAGGGTAACCAGCCGAACGCACAGGATAGATTTGCTCTAATGTTTCCATTTGCTTCTCTGTCATTAACCATCCGTAGCGGTCAATAACGTCGGCTACCGTCATCATATCGTATTTACCAACCCATTGTCCCTGAGATATATAACGTGCATCAGGAGATTTATGGTAGAAAGTAAGTACCGGATTCCATAATTCTAGATCATAGTCATCCTCCATCATACGGAAATGCCAGAACTCCCGGTCTGTAATAAGCATATCGCGGAAACCACGTTCCTCTAATTCATCTAATTTAAAACGTTCTACGTCTACTTGATGTTGATGCGAGGCCCATTGTTCTACTAAAGACTTATAAGACTTAGTAAAAAAGTCTTGGATCTCTGGTAAAGACTTAACATTTTCTGGAGATAGAGCTTGTTGATATTCTTCCGAATTAACATCTACGCCATCCTCAGCAAGTTTCATCATTAATTGTTGTTCTGCTGCTTTAGTAAGAGAATCTTCAATCTGACTTCTCTTAAGCTCCATCATCTCGTTATAGGATGTTTCATCAACAGACTTATAAGTAATAGCGCTTGAACGTTTTGCAAACTCTGCAACGAGAGTATTAATAACGTTTGGAATAATAGGATAGAACTTAAGTTCTAGTGCTGATGCATCCTCTCTAGTAAGCGTTTCGATAAGATCCGCATACTCATTATCCTCCTCTATAATATAATCGCCTTTATCTATAATACCTTTTGCAAGTTTATAGTTCTTCATTAAACGGCGCGCATTACGACGTACGTGTTGTAAGCCCTTCCATTCTAACCAGTCTAAGTTCCAAGCTGCCCAGTCTGTATCCTTCTCACTTCTAGGAATAAACTGAATAGGCTGGTTAAGAGTACCCATTTTGTTGTACTCGACCTTGGCCCCAGCCTTAATCTGCATTGCATTATATATCTGCATACTATCTTATGTTTCTAAATGGATTTTTAGGTAGTTTCATACCTTCAAATTTATGACCTCCTCCGCCAATATGACGAAAAGGGCTCATATTTAATTTACTGAATTTATTGGTGTTATCCAAGTTTTTTGATGCCACTGTTTCCTCAAAACGTTTTTTATAACCCCTATTAGCTTGTTGTACTTTGGCAAAAGCTACTAAAGCTGCAAACGATACAAGTCTATCGACGTTAACCCCATCTCTGTATGCCATCATTTCTTTAAGCAGCATAATGTCCGGAATACGTTCAATACCAAATACAGTTTTAACAACTTTACCGTCTTCTAAAGTTATCTGATCAAGTTCTTGTCTAACAAACTCGATTGCATAACTTATCATATGACTTTTAAACAAGGTGCCCGTGTTACGCCATCCGTATTCTTGGAAAACATTAGCATTAGCTCCTATATCTTTTAGGAATAGGATCTGCTGTCTAGGTACCAGATACTTTTGCTTTTTACGGTTAATCATATGGGTAATAAACTGCGGAATGTTATTTTCCACAATAGTCCATGCGTTATACCATTCTATAATAAGTTCTAGTCTCTCGTGCGTTTTATTAATATCATCAAAGCGGCCACACCAAGCTGCTACTATCTTATCGTTTTCTATAAAAGTTTGAACTCCATCTACGTCTTTCTTAGTTACCTCAACAGATGTTTTATATACATATATTGCACATAACGATTCTGATGTAGTAGTCTTACCTTCTCCCACGGGATCGACAGATGCGTAATACATTCCAAACTCTGGAGTCTCTACTGGTCTTTCCCATACTACAAGGCATCCTGTTTTATCCTCAGTATTTTTTGTAATAGGAAATTCTCTAATAGGTATTTTATTAGTAGAGGTTACAGCCGGATCACCTTTTTCATTCCTATAAATATCTAAATGCTCCTCCGCATATTCTTTATCCTCAATACGTCGAGTTTGAGCTGTAATAAGATGCGCTGGAAAAACAGATACAGATCTAAAGTCAAACGCTTCCTTAATGGTTCTAGGATGCTGAGATATACGAAGCTGAAATTCTTGCGGATCTAGCTCAGTTTTCCATTGTGCAAACTGTTCATCTAAAGCAGTTAACGCTTCTTCTACTTTGGAGTTACCGTATTGATCTATAAAGGGAGGCATGGACCATTGCTCAGGAATAAATAATCCAGTCATTCCTCTTGCTCCCGTTTCATCAAGTAGTGTAGATTCTACTGCATAGATATCATTACCTTCTGGTCTAGTGATCATCTTTTTAAGAGGCTCACACTGAGATAAATCTCCGACAGATCCTGCAGCAATGAACATACCTGTAGTCATAAAACCTGATTTCATAGCGGGACGGATATACTCGAATGTCGTATCCATCTTAGGAGCAATACCTGCTTCCTCATGGAAGAAGTACTTACATGGTCCCCCTACCCCGTTAGTAGGGTCTTTCTCAAAGGACATCCCTTGCATTACGCCTTTAAGACCTACTTCTGACTTACGTCTGTTTATACCAGACACAGTCTCAATCTTCTGCTGCCACATCATAACCTTGTTAGGGTTCATTGGGCGGTACCAAGCTGTATGTTGATTTAAGAAAGCCTCATATTCATTTAAGAATTTCCAAGTACCTTTCTCATTAATATAGTCTTTAAGACTTGCCCCCATCTTGAGGGTAACCCCTTCTTCAAACCAAATCTGGTTAATTAACTTACCCGCATGGTAGTATGATGAGGCAATCTGACGTTTCTTTAGAATAGCTACGTGTCTATAATGTAATTCTGCTAGACATTCATAGAGCGCCATATGATACTGGGCATCTCTGACATCAGCAAAACCAAACTTCTGTGTCTCCTTATTGAAGATAGGTAAGAAGTTTAACCACATATAATAGTCACGTGGTATATACCATATATCTTCTCCGTCCTTATATATAGCTCCTACACGACATTTGTTTTTCTGGTCATTCCAGTAAACAATAAAGTCCTTAGTTCCCTGAGGAGATGCACAATAGAAACCGCGTTCATTAAATAAACGAGCTTGTTCATTAAACATCTGGCTAACATCAGTAAAGTTATATTTACCTGGTTCTTTAAAAATCGATAATACAAAACTCTTAAAGTCGTCTCGAGTATCAAATACAGATACTGTCCACGCTCCATTCTCATAAGTAGGAATTTGTATATCGTTAGTTTTTAACATGTCTTTTCTTTAGCGTATGTAGAAGATCTTTAAGTTCTTTAAACCCCCTAGGTTTTAAATCTCCGTTCATATATGATTCTATATCGTCACGTTTAACAGCATACCACTTTTCAGTATAGATGTTATAGTGTAAAAAGTAATCATATAGATGGCTACATTTGGTCATATGCAAGCCCGGCTCCTCCGCGGACATGGCTCGTCTGCTCTTCCTGGAGGTCTTTATACGCGCCTTTGTAGCTTTCCCGGATTTGCTGGTACTTTGACGCGGCGTTGACAAGTGCTGTAATGTTTCCATCTCTTCCATCTGTTATTTGGGTTTTTTCCATATATGTCGCAAGATTATCAAGCATCTTCTTGATACCGTTGTAAGCTCTTGACGTTGGTGTTTCATATAGCTTTTTGCAGAACTGTAATGCGCCGGGGATATAATCATCCTCTGGACTAAAGTCTGCTTCAATTTCAGCTAAGATAAGGTCTTCTTTATGAATATCCTCAATATAAAAGAAAGGATTTAAGTCAGGGTTGGGACATGTCATATAGAATAAATACTCATAAATCTTTAAGTGCTGTTCCGGATACTTATCCATAATGTTCTTTAGCGTACTTAAAGTATAGCAGTGTTCTGTAGGAATCACTTTGTGATTCTGTATATCGAATAATTTAACGATCATTTTTGTCTATGTTATAATAAAAACTATCGGTTTCTTCTGTAATCCATCTGTTAGATACACTTTCTACAGACGGTAATGTTGTATCTACTTTTATTTCTTTTGGATCTACAGGAAATGGTTTAGTTACCCAGTTGCTATCTCTCCAAAATATTCTATTATTTGGCTGACATAATAAATAGCCATCATCGGCTACTAAGATATGTCCGCATTTGTAATCGGACGGTTCATCCGAATAAGGGTTATTATACCAGTCAACGGTAAACATATAAGTTGCCCAAATAAAACTCTTATCTTTAAGTATAACTTGGCATTTCTTTTCTTTAAGATGCTCATAACTAGTGACACTTACGTTCTCAGAGAAGCAATCCCACAACTGCTTCATGTGAAAATCTATGTCACTAGTAGGCTCCTTTAAATATATTTCTGATATAGGTACGCGAGATCTTACCATACCATAATCAGTCATTATATGAAAGGTAAGTATTTTAGCATTAACGGATTGAATACCAAAAGCGTAGGCATTATGGTATACATTATCATCTTCGGGTTTTTTAGTAAAGTGTGATGCTTTTACTAAACACTTAAAAGACGGTATATTTTCGTTAAACTTAGGCATTTTCTTTTAGCATGTTGATTACATTAATGACTTCTTCTTTTAAATAAGGTACATCATATTGTACAATTTTGTCTACTACAGGCTCTCCCATTTCATCGTAAAGTACAACTCTGTTGTCATATGCATCTCGTCCGGCCTCTTTAAATACTATATGTTCTATAATCATCTTTCCCGCGCGCAGGCGAGGATTATGTTTAAGAATCATATACATGTAAAAGCTTAACTGTAACGCATAATGGTTAAGATTACAATCGTCCAAGTGACTAACTGGATCAAGCATCCGATCAGTGATTCCTTCCCAGTTAGTAAAACCCGCAGTTTTAATTTCTTTATTAGTCTTGTAATCATAAATATTTACTATACCTTTTATTACTTCTACTCTATCTGCCTGCCCACATAACCCTGCGCTTTTAAGATATACCATATGTTCAGGATATATCCCATCTACAAGTTTTTGTTCTGGGGCTTTCTTAATTCCTTCTGATTCAATAGGTTTAAAAATAGGAATAACGGTTCCGTCTTGCTCTATGGTATCACAAGATATATAAGCAGCCTCTCTTTGATTGTGGTACCATGTACCTAGATTAACTGCTTTCTGTGATTCATTTTTCCAAGCTTCTTTGATATCCTCAGGAGACATACCAAACCATTTGCTTTTCTTTTTCTTAGATGAAGCAAGCGCTATAGCATCGGCATCGAAAGCTTTCTTAAGCTTAGATATAACACCTGTTACACTAGTCCATGTGATATTCTCATTAGGATCTATACTTATGTAACTATGTGTCTCAGGTTTAAATACTATCGCCATTGTTTCCTAGTTTAGCATTTAATACATCTTCCTCTTCCTCAGTCATTACAGCAAACCATTGACCCTTAGGGCATTCCGAAGACATGCTACGAATTTTGTATTTAAGGGAACAACCGCAATCGCTACAGCAAGGCTGAGTACCAGGTACTAGACATTTATCACCTACTAAATCTATTAACGGACAGCTATTACATATCTCATTACGCCAATATGCAATCTTCTCTATTTTTTTGCGGGTAAAATAGTAGTTAAAAACTCCTTCGATAATGAGCCATTTAGTGCTCCAAACCGTCTTGATTTTTTCTAAGATTTTCATTTTTAGTTGCTTTAAATTGGTGCTTTAAACTTAACTGATCCTCAAGCTTTTGCTTTAAGGAGTAGAATCGCTTTAAACGTTGTTGAGCTGTATTATAAAACTGAAATTTTTTTAAGTTGGCAGGATTTATAATTCTAACGTAGTCTTCATTCTTTTCTATTTCTTTCTGAAGACATTTGCTTTTTGTATAGAATACTCCTAGGTTCTCCACGTCTATAACGGGTTCATCCATTGATTCTAAATATTTTCTAACATTACTCCAGTAATAGGAAACAATATCAGAAACTAGTGCTTCCGATAGACCTAGCTCTTCAGCTAAATCTTTATGCAGGTTGTTGGACTTCTTTGGGTTCAACGTGTACGAATTTATAGTCCAACAAAATATTACCTGTAATTTGTATCTTTAGGTCATCGCTTAAAGATATCTTCTTCTTGCTTTTTCCATTCTTAACTACTAAGCTTTTCTTTTCAGCTTTAGTAATCGCATTACGAACTGATTGGCTGCTACCAAAGATTTTATTCTTAGTAGCAGCCTCACAGAATTCCGTAAGTTCTTTCTCTCCTGATAGAGCTAAGAAAGTAAGACAGCTTAAGTCCTGATCAGATACATTTAACGCCTTTAAATGGCAATGCACAGCTAGTTGGAACTTGACAATACTCCACAAGTCCATTCTAACTGTTTTTCGTACCTGATTTACTACAGCCATTATTTATCTTTCTTAAGAGTTCGTGGAGCAGTAGGTTCTTTGGGGCCTTCTTCTGTTGGTGCAGGAGCCGGAGCTAAGATCTGAGCAGAACGCATCTGTGCTACTAAAGCACGTAGACGTTGTTCTTCGATATCAGCAATTAATGTTTCGTACTTTAATTGTACCTCTAACATTTCAGATTGTTCAGCAAATGATACAATCAATTCTTGTTTTTTAGCAGCCATTTCTTCTGCTGAAATTTGTTGGTTTTCCATGTCTAACTTATTTAGGTTTAGACAAATATAGATAAAAAGTTTAAACTTACAACATTTAAACAAAAAAAA